GTTAAATCAAAATACAACGTTACATCTTGTGCAGTACTTCCTGTGTTTGCTGCAACGCTTGTAATGTGTGAGCCTCCTGATGTTAAACTTTTTGCAGTTATTTCTGCTATAGTTACAGGGTCTGTAATAGTTCCATCTTGTGCTATACTCCCTCCGCTATTATCAAGGTTGGCATCTGTACAATCAAAAGCATCTGATAAACCATTTACTGTAACTGATATAGATTGTACTGCTGTACAAGTACCTGATGCACTTTCATACGCTTCTATGTATATTGTTTCAGTACCTCCTATTTGATTAGAAGTTAGTGTTAATGTATTTGATGATATACCTGCAGTTACTAAATTATTGTGGAAGTTTATTATATTATATCCTGCTATCGTGCCACCTGTAAAGTAAGATGATAAATCTACAGTTACACTACTACCTCCTACTGTAATAGTTTGTGCAGGAACACTACCACTTGTTGTAACATTTTGCGTACAAGTTGTGCCTGCTACAAATGCAGGTTGAGTTGCTGATACATCACAAGTGATAAATCCATCTGTATCTGTGTTACTAAAACCTATTGGTATTTGGATTGTAAGTGTTACTGTTCTGCTTGTTGGTGAAGATACTGTTGCAAACTTTTCGGTATCAACTCCTATTATTGTACCATAGTCTAAAGTAGGTAGTGTAAGAATACCTTGTTGATTTATGCTAAAGTTTCTTGGATTAGCTATAAAACAATCAAATACAGGCGTAGGTATTGTAGGCTCACTATAAGCTAAAAAATACGGACTTCTTACGTTTATCTTTGTACTCATCTTAATCTATCTTGTTTTAATGTAAATGCCAAGAAATCTTCTACGTCTAAACCAAACTTTTCTACAAGTTCATCAGGTAGTTTCTTAAATGCTTGTTCAAATGGTTTAGTAAAAAATAAACTTGGTTTAATTCCTTTTTTGTATATGCTTCTTGCTATTAAATATCCTATAGTATTATAGTTGCCTTTTTTAAACTTTCCTTCTGCATCTCTTAATCTTATATTTCTACTCTTTGCCCATTGTGCTAATGGTTTTATAGGAGGCATCTTTGACTTATATGAGAACGGTGTATTGTATTTCTTTTCAACACCACTTACTCCTTTATCTTGATACAATCCATATTCTTCCATTTCAAACTCCAAGAGAATAGAATTAGGCATTTCCTTTACATTACCCTTTAAACTATTATAAAGTTCTTTAGAAACGTTCTTACGCCCTTTAGAAAGCCTTGTACGTGCTTGTTGTATAACAAACGATTTAAACGCTTCTAATGCTTCTTGTGTTTTTGTTAGTCGCATATTGTCATATCGTTTTGTACTACTACATCAAATGTTGCTGCCCATCCTGCTAATTTGTTTTCAAATCTATCTACAAATGGTTCACAGCTTACATCCCCTTCTACTTGATAAAGGTCTGTGTATAAATCACCTCTTTGCAAAGTATTAATTACTCTTGTCTGTAAAGCTAATTGAGTGTTTAATACATCTTGTTCGTTGTCGTTTCCTACAAAAACATCTTCTACCTCATCTTTGCTTATATCTACAATATCCATAGAAAGAATACTAATATTAAAAGTAAGTGTTTTAGTTCCTACTGTGGTGTTGTTTACTATGATGTGAGATAAAGGAAAGATAGTTTGCTTATTTAAATCAACATCATCAAGAGAACCGAATGTAACTGTATTTACAAATGGCTCTGCTATAAGTGCATCTTTTAGTTTATCTGTTACGTTGTAAAACCCTTTCATCGTTTCTTAATCAGTTTCTTTTCTAATTCTATTTTATCTTTTTCAAATGCCAAATACATTAAGCACTCGTGTACGTTGAGTTTGGTAACCTTATCAAACTTGGTAACATCTCCTTTAGAGATTCCATAGACTGATTGATACCAACCCCACTTGCTTCCAAACGTTCCCTCTGTTGAGTAGTCAGCTTGTTCGCTTCCTTCTGTAAATAGTTCAGGATAGTTGTTATTAACTCGTTGTTTAAATTCCAAAAAAAAACCATAGCAGCAAAGACAACATCTAAAGGCATATACTTTAATCTGTCGTTCATTCCGTTATAATTTTCTATATTATACTTGTGCCCTTTCTTAAATGTAATTGGTCTGTATAGAACACTCATAGCTTTGTGCATACTTTGCCAATCTCCCAAGTTCTCATCAAGGTCTATATACTCTCCTAAAGTCATATCATCTAATACAGGTATAAAACCGTACTCTACACCTGCTAATTGAAAAGTAGGAATCAATGTATGCTTTGTATCAAATACTTTGTTTAGGTGTACTGCAATCTCTTGTACTGACTTGTATTTAATCTCTGCTACATCTTTTAAATCAAGATTGCAAAATATCTCTACCATCTTTTGTAGTAGAAAAGTAGAACCTTGATTGTCCTCTGTATTCAGCTTCTCAAATCTTTGATACTGTTCTAATGTAATCTCGTTAAGTGAATCAGGTACGTTTATTTCAACTTTCATATAATTACAATAAATAAGTTACTAATATGTATAAAAAGGAAAAGGTAGCTAAATGCTACCCAATCCCAAACAAAATCAAATGAAAAAAGTTACTGTTTTAAGATAAACCTTTTGTAAGCGTATCTATATGCTGTCTCTATTGCTTCTTCTAATTCTCTACTATTCTGTTGGTATGTTTCGCTTCCTTCTACATTGCCTTTGCCTTTATAGTCTATATACAATGTAACATCAGAACCTTTCTGTCCACCTCTCTTTGTAGGTTTCTGTACTACATATATTTCTTCATACCAACAGCTTTCTCTCATTTTAAAATAATTCAACTATCTTATCACTTATATCGTTTGCCCATAACATAAAGTATAAGAACATATACATTGATGCGTAAGCTAATCCTACAAAAGCAGCAGCTTGTGCTATTACTTTTAATACGTTCTTACGATTCTGTTTCTTTGTTAGTTCTTTAATTAAAATGTACTCTGTTTGATTTTCCATAATTGTTGTATTAATTAAACTTTGTTTACATCAAAGATATAAACTTTTTCTTAACGACCAAATTAATATATAAAATATTCTCCTTTATTAGGATTCTCTAATTGGTCTGTTAATACATACCTTGCTGCATCTATACAGTCAGGATGCGAACCTGTTGGTTTTTGTAAAGTGTTTCCTTCTTTGTCTTTTGTCCACACATATCCCTGTAGTTCTCTTTTTAAGTTCTTACTTCTTGCAGTAACGTATATCTCATTTTGATTGATGAGGTTGATACCATACACTACTGAATCTCTTCCTTTGCTTACACCATAGATAGAGTGTCCATATCCTTGTAACTCTGCTATACTTTTAGGTTCTGCTGAATCAGCTACAATGTTTTCCCTTATATCTAACTGTGATAAGAATCTACTTATATCCCTGTTTAGCATTCCTTTCTTATATAGAACCTCATCGTATATATAAGCATCGTTCCATTTGTATAAAGCAATTAACGTTGTAGGGTCAACACTATAACCAAAGTCCATACCATAGGCTAACAACCTTGCTTCGTTTGGTATTGTATCTATTTCTTTCCAGTCTGGAATACATACCCCCTCAAGGCTTCCCTGCAAACCGAGACCATAAACACGCCACCAATTAGACCAATAAGTTGAGGTCTTTGCTTTCTCTTTAGCTTTCTCTATCTCCTTTACAATAGTTTCAGGTAGTGCATTATTGTCTTTGTATGTTAGTGTGATGTAGTCCGTATCCTGCTTTCCTATCAGTTCTTTGTCTACCCAAAACAAATTAGATGGATTGTAATCTAACCATATTGTTCCACTTGTTCTTACTGCTAATTGTGTGTAAGCATCAAAGGGAACATTGTTACACTCGTTAATGTATAAGTCTGTTCTTCTTGCACCTCTTAATTTATCAGGTTGGTCAGTTGAAAAGAACTCTATATAACTACCATTTGAAAAAATGTATTTTAAGGTACTTTTATTGTACTGACTATCATTATACCTCTGCAAACCTTTTAAGATGGATAAGAAGTCCTTTAAAGCACCTCTACGAAGGTGTGGAATAGATTCAGATACTACACTTATTTCTTTTCCTCTATTATTGATAGCATAGTTAATCAGTAAACAAAGTATTGATATGGTCTTACTTGCAGAAGTACCTCCTTTAACTATTCGTATCCTGCTTTGTAGCTGTTGTAGCTTTTTAAGTGCAATAGTTTTTTTAACCTGCATATAGGTTGAAGAGTTGGAGTAAGGTTAGTCCAAGTCCTCAATAAACAACGGTAAATCTTCGTTGATTGTAATGTCTTTAGTTTCTTTTGGTTTACCAAGATAGTAGTTAAGATATAATGTCACCCATTTAATATCTCCTGATTTAACACCTTCTGCTAATGCAGCTAAAGCATCATCTTCTAAAGGAGATAATCTTTCTACTAATTTTATTTCTTCGCTTTTAGGTTTCCTTCCTGCGTATCCTTTTGTAGAATGACCACCGTTATTTTTTCTACCATCCATAATTAAAATAGATTAATTAATTAATTATACAATAAAATGTTTACTAATCTGTTAATTCAAACTGTTCCGCTAATTCAGGTTTAAATCTTTTAAGTTGTCCCTGTAAGAAGTTATATCTAACCTTTAGTTCTTGTAGTTCTTTATTTAAAGAATCAAAATCTTCAACTTGTTTTTTCATATAATTATTGCTTATCACAAGTTCTTTGTGTTCTTTATCTAATCTACTGTACTGCTCTTCCCAAAAGCCTTCTAATGTTTCAGACCTTTTAAAAGCATCAGGGTTTAATTCTTTTGCTTTAACAAGTCTATTGTTTAATGTAAGGTAATCATTCTCAAAGTCCTTATCATATAAAAGCCAATCTTTAGCTTTCCTTGTAAAGTATAATACGGTTGAATGGTCTTTTTCCATTGTTGCACCTATAGCGTGTAAAGAGTAATGAGTGTGGTCTCTTAATAGTTTATAGTATATTGCCCTTGCTTCTATGTAAGGTCTCTTTCTTGTGTTTATAGTAATATCTAAATTATAGTAATCTTCTACTATTCCTTTAACTATTCTTTGTGTGTTCGTCATTTTTTATTTTATTAATTATATCTTTTATTGTCATAAATCCTGATTCGTGTATTGCTTTTAGTATTCCTGCACACGCCTCATACTCTTCTGCTTCTTCGTATAGATTAATGGCTTCTTCAAGTTCTGCAATGCTTCTACCATTTGTTATATCCATTAAAGCAAGTAAGTAAAACTCTTCTATTATATCTTTATTCACTATAATGTTTAGGATATGGTTGTTCTTTTAGTAAGCATTTCTTTTTTTCTCTTTGGTCTAAAAATTTAATATACCTAAATTGTCTGAATTTTATTTTTTTTGCTTTTTCTTTGTTTGCTCTCATATTTTTTGCTTTATATGAATGTGAGCCACTTTTACCTAAATTAGTAAACATAGTTTTATGATAATATTCTCCATCATATTCGTAAAATTCACTTAAATGTTCCCCATAATATGAAAAGCTACAAGCCTGATAAACTATACCAAAACCACCGCATCTCTCATCTGCAAAAGATTGAATCCATTTTATTTTTGGATATTTTCTTCTTATATATTTTAATGAATAACTTATTGCTTTACTTTCAGGGTATTTACCAACATTATCCGCTATCCACATCCTATTTAATTCAATAGCTTCTCCATTTTTTGTTTCACTAACAATACTTGAAACACTATTATTATTCATCAAGTGTCCATATTGTAAGCATCCATTGATATTGTTGTTAATATATAAACCAAGATGTATGTAAGAATTGTTAAAATATTTTTTAGAATAATGATTTATTTCAATTAGATTATTTGCTAAATCTCTATCAATCTCTTTTACATAAAACTCTTTACTTCCAAAACCAAGCAGTTCGGGGTCACCCCACAAACTACTCTGTTCACTATAAATATAGTCTTTCTTCTTCATAGTTCTTAAATGAATCTGCAACAACATCTTTCGTAAAAGATGGAAATTGCATAGAGTTATAGTGATAAATTGTATATTCTATTAAAATCTTTTTTATCTCTTCATTCGTCTTTGAAAGTAGATATTCATTTTGTTTAATTCTATCAAATACAGATATTATACTACCCCCATTCAATTTCATTTTATTACCGTGCTTTTTAGTATGGGCTAATATTTGACCATTACACAAATAGTTTTCTCCAAGATATTCTACAATCTCAACAAGTCTGTTAAAGTTTTTTGGAAGTTGTGATTTGCCCTTTTTAACCTTATCTCCATCTCCTAAAAATATTTGTATTAAAGCAGGGATGGTAAAAAGTTTACCGTGTACCTTTTCAGCTTCTTTAAGATTATTTGGACTTTTCATCACTTGGGTTAGAAATTTTTTATATTCTATATTTCCACTTCCTGCATAACTAACAACATAGTCTATATTTTTAAGAGTTCTACCTCTTGTGTTAAATGATATAAATGTTTGTCTTGCTTCTTCTTCATCTTTTACAAACACCTCTAAAACATTTGCATCTTTATATTTTATAATATCAAAAATAGATAGTTTTAGATGTTTACCATCAGTAAGTATCTTTGTTCTTTCTTCCGTAATACAAACCAAAATATCCCTTAACTGACCACATTGCAAAACTGCTTCCGCTAAATCTTTAACATTCTTTTCATTAGTCCACCTTTGCCAAGATGGTATAATCACGTTGTCAAAATCTTTCCTTGTGTAAATTGCTTTTTTTGTTTTCATAATTATTGTATTTATTCTTTGTGCTTACTCTATTAGGTTTTCAGCTTCCCCTTATAATATTCCTCTCATTACATATTGGTCTAAATCATTCTCTTCTTGGAAGAAGTATTTGTAATTGTCTACTGCTTGTCTGAATTTGTTCTCGCCTCTTGCTAAAAACTCCTCACTAACATCAAAGATTCCTATATCAGTACTTGCTTTATCAATAACTAAAAAGGTAAACTTCTCCTTCTTAAACAGTTTAAGATACAACCACGCTTGTAAATCGTAACCATACTTGTCTGCACTATATCTAAATGTAGAAAGGTCGGCAGAGGTTTTTAAATCAATTAAAGTATCTCCCTGTATAATATCTGCTTTGCCTCTAAATGCAAGTCCTTCTATCATATCTATTGCAGGTACTTCAAACTCTGATTTAGTAAGTAGTTTGAGTGCTGCTTCATTTCTTAATACTGCATCTGCTAATCTTTCTGCTGCACTTCTTTCTTTTGTAAGAAACACCTCACCATACTGTGCTTTAGCATCCTTGTACTTGTTAGTGTTCTTTGTGGAAGCATCTACAAAATGTAGCTTATCTACTTTGTGTGGTTCAAGTATCATCCAATGTACTAACTTACCTGCTGCTAATGCAGGACTATCTCCATTAGGGTCTCCATACTTTAGAATGTTCCTGTACGTCTTTGGACTCTTTAAGATTGTTTTAAGAGACGAACTACTTAATGCGTGTTGCCCAAGATGACCGTAGTAGAAAGTGTCATCATACATCTGTGTAAGGATTTCTTCTTTACCCCAATGTTCTCCGTTTAATAGTGTTATCATAATCTTGTAATTTCTGTTTGTTGTTCTTTTCTTCTGTTCAATTCTTGCTGACACCTATCTACGTATCCATCAAGAAATTCGTGAGTATTAATTACTCTTTGTAATTCGTGGTCTGTCATAGACCTGTAATAAAGTTCTTCGTATGTCATAATATTGTTTTTGTAAATATAAACAATTATTTAACATCTTCATCTTTTGGGAAAACTTTTTTTTCTAATTGTTCTAATCTGTTTAATGCAACTACTAATGCTTGTTGTGTTAGCTTTAAATCGTGTTGCATCTTTACTAATGTAGATTCTTTCATTTGTTTAGTTTTTTTATCTTCTCTAAATAGAGAATGAAATCCATAGCTTCTTCTTGTGCGTGTTGTACCCACTTATAGAATCCATCAGGAGAATCGTGTAACGTAGTTCCATATTTAGTTATACCATCTCTACTTCTCGCTCTCATATCCTGTATCACACTTTCTACTATTGGGTCTTTAGGTAAATGATTATATCCTGTTGAATCAGCAGTCCAACCATCTTCTTGCATCTCTATCCACTTTCTTAAACTATCACTCATAATCTATCTTTATATGCTTTTACTATCATAGCCTCCATCAACCTCAACACACCATATCCAAGTATAATTTTAAATACCAACATCTAATTTAGTTTGAAGTTTTACTATCTCTTTTTCTAACTCTTCTATCTTTTTCTCTGCAATTCTTGCTCTTTCTACTGCACGTATCTTATCACTACGATACTCACTTAACGACTGTTCGTATAACCTTTCGTTAGTTATTAGATTGTGTACATAGAATCCTACATCCTGCCAACAGTAATACATTTCATTAATGGCTTTGTTTTCAGGTTTTGCTTTTCTTGATTTAACGATATACTCCCCAACTAAATTAAAGTTAGCGTAGTATTCTCCTTCTTTTATATTGTTCAGTTTCTTGTTCATAATATTTCTGCGTCAGTTACATCTAACATTGCAACTTCTTTTGGTATTTTATTATTGTTCTTAAACTCTGTTGTTTTATTGTGGTATTGTATTTCCCAATTTGGTTCTACAATATATAAATTAAATCTATATATGCCTTTTGGTGTTGAATTTATGTACATAGGAATATCTAAATTGTCATCACATTTTTCTATCATAGCATCATACTTTTTCTTTTCAATAAGTAAGGTGTCGTAATGTTTACCCCTACACTTTAATTCAATTCTATGATAAGTTTCAGGACTGTAACAATCCCAACGACTCATTTGACTTTTTGCCCAAACTAAATCAGGATAACAACAATCTATAAGATACTCAAAAAGTTGTTTTTCTTTCACAGATATTGATTATATACAGCTTGTAAATCTTTCCAAACTACCTTACCAAAACTACAAGGAGTACATTCAACTTTGGTTTTAAATATTCTCTCGTAAATGTTTTTGTACGTTTCCTGCTCTTCAGGTGTCCACTTATTTTTTTTAGTGTCTACAGCCATCTTAATTAAATCAAACTCCTGCTCTGTTAAACATTCAGGTTTCTTGTATCTAAACATTTCATTTAGTTTTACTTTTCGCTCATCACAACCACAATCTTCGCCCGCTATAAACTTCACAGCTTTCTTTATTCCTGTTGCTTTAGTTATCTTTTCTACCGTATCTCCAAGTCCTTCACTCGCTTGTGCGTGTTTAGCTTTCCATTCCTTGTAGGCTTTAGTGCGTTTGTCTCCTTTAAATTCTGTCATAATCTCCATTTTTATAATCTAAAAAATCTTCTTTAAATGTATCCTTAATTTCTTGTTTAGCGTGTTTTAAAGTATTAAATATACTTACCCAACTTATATTAGTTTCTGCTGCTATACCTCGTATGCTTAAATCAGTATCTCTGTAAAGAGAAAACAATTTCTTTTCATACCATCTCCATCCATCAATGTGGTCATCTATCATTGTACAGATTTTATGAAATGCTACTTGTTCATCCATTTGCGAATCGTTCGGAATTTGGATGGTAAACTCTTCATCATCAAGAGAAATTTTACTAATCTTTCTTTTAGAGTTGTAATACTGATAGTAAAGACTACGACAACAAAAGTAAATATAACCCCTGCTAACGACACCATTTCTAATAACTTTGTTTTCATCTGCATACTTATATATAGTCAAATACATCTCCTGTACTATATCCTCTGCATAGTCGTACTCTCCAAAACTTTTAACAATGGCAATCCACTCTTTGTGCCTTTCAGCTACTTTTGCGAGCCATTCAGTTGGTTTATCCATATCACATTAATACTAATTATACCAAGCAAACATTGCAGGGTAATTTCATCTTCTTGTTCGTATTGTTCTTTGTGATATAAAAATCCAAACATTATTCCTTTAACAGGACTTATAATAATTTCAGCACCCTTAAATTGACCTATCATCAAAAAGGCAAATGCTATAAACAATAAAAGTCCTATTACTATCATACGTTTAATTTTTGTACTTTGTTTTCATTGTGTATTAAATCTCTTCCCATATATTCAAATCCTACATTATTAATTTTCATACGTAATTGTATTGGCATTTCCCACGTGGTCGGTCTTGAGCCACTTTCGTTTTCCTTTATTTTTAAAACGTGAATATGACTATACATCCAATCAGTTGGGTGTTGTACATATCTATGAATACACCAAATATCATCAGCACGTGAACTTATTTTAGAACCACCTTCTGCATCACTCATAGCTAATGGTCTTGTTAGTCCTTCGTATTCGTGTCCTGAATGATGTACTTGACGAAGTGCAGAGGTAACACCGTGAGCGTTAACACATACCTGTATGTTATTCTTTTTTGTGAATATTCTCAATTCAGTCAATACTTGATAATCGTATTCGTGTGCATTACCTACCATCTTTAATATAGAAGCATCTTTAGCTAAAGAATTATAAGGGTCTATAAGTAAACCATCGTAATCCCAAGCATCTTTTATTTGTTGTGCTTCTTTTAATAAACTCTTATAGGTGTACATATCTTCTACATCTATTATCTTAAAATGTTCGTTTGACCATTCTACTGCTTTACTAATTAACTCATCAGTTGCTTCCTGTATTGGTTTACCCATCCTAAACTCTATAATCTTTCTTAATATAGATTCAGGACTATTTTCGCTTGACCACACAACAAACTTTAAACCGTGTAACTTTGCCCATAATACGTAAAAGTAAATTAAGGTTGTAGTCTTTCCTACGTTTGCGTGTCCTATTGCTATTAACAAATTCTTTTTAAATCTAATGTGTTCATCTATTTCAGGAACTCCAATCTTTAAACCTTCCTTTACTCTTCCGTACTTTATATCTAATATCTTGTTTTGTAATTTCTTTGCTTGTGCTATCATACCATTCTATTATATTTTTGTTCCATTCCTATTGTTTGTCCTTCTTCTTTTTCTATATAATATCCTACGATTGGATTTACTTTGTAGTTCCAAAAATCAATAGGCATTTCTTCTCCATCTTTTAGTTTTCTCATAAAGGTATAAAAAAGGGGGTAAAAACCCCCTCTTAAATTAAAATGGTAAATCTGCTGTTTCTTCTCTTGCAGGGTTTTGGTCTGTGTTGTTAACGTTTCCTATTGTTGCTGCAATCTTCCAACCGTTTATACTTGTGTAGTATTTACCGTTGTACTCTTTGCCTCTTAAATTAATACTAACTGTAACAGGGTTTCCTACTTGAAAGTTGTTAATACCTTTAATAGATTCTCCCATAAAGTCAATAGCTAAATCTTGTGGATATTTCTCTGCAGTAGTTATAACGATAGTTCTCTTTGACCATTCGTTACCTGCTTTAGAAGTTCCTGACTCAACGTCTTGAATAAGTTTGATGTTTCCTGTAATTTCCATATTTCTACTTTTATTGATTGATTATTATATTTAGTTGTGTAATATACTTTTTTAATTCTACAATTTTGCAAGTTCATCCTGTACTTTTTTAGATACCTTATACTTGCTTTTAATAGCTTCTACGCTACCTCCACCTTTTATAAATTCTATTGCTTTACTATATTCAGGTGTGTTTTGGTTTAACCATTTCTTATCTTCTACTACTCCACTTGCTACATTAGCATCATCATCTACAGCTTGTAAACCAAGAAGTGAAGCTAAAGTATATCTTCTATAATATGTAATAGCAGAACCTAACTTTTGTGGGTCGTTTATTTCAGGTAGTTTTAACCAAGCCATATCACTTGTTTCTGATTCTACACACTTTAAAATAGTAAATACTTTTCTACCTCTTGTAGGTTGTGAAAGTAAAACTTTGTGTTTCTCTAATAAAGGATTAAGTTGCTTAATTAAAGAATTAATATCAAAATACTTTGACTTGTAAAAAGGATTACTTGCATCTTTACTAATTGCTCCTATCTCTTGTTGTAATAAGAACATCTTTTTGTGAATGTTTGTTTCTTTGCTCATTGTTTTAAATTTAAAATTAATTGTTCTTTAACTTGTTCTAGTTCGTGTTGCAGTTCTTGTACCTTGCCATAGAGTTCTGCTTTTGTGTATTGTTCCATATTGTAAAGTTACAAAAAAAATATTAATAAAAACAAAAAAGGGTAAGAACTTAATCCTACCCCTTTTAACAAAGAACAATATATACAAGAATTATCAAGTAAGTTTTTTCAGTCTTTCACTATAGTCAGCAATCATTTCTTCTAACTCAATATTTGTAAATTTACGTAGTTCCCTACTTTCTTCAAGTAGCTTTTTAGACAAGTTATTACCAAGATATAAACTATATTTATATTGTTCACCTGCTCTATAAACGTTACAAGCTACACATTGAGGTTTAACATTACGTTCATCCCAACGAATAGAATAATGTTTTCTACTCATAAAGTGTCCCGCTTGTATTTCTTTCCAAAAGAACGTCTTATTACAAGTAACACAAGTACAATATCCATTGTTGTCCGCATTGCTTAATCTTATGTATTGGCTAAATACCGTATCTAACTTTTTTACAAGTTTACTTCTAGTAGGTTTTTTAGCTGTTTTAGGCATTAGTCAAATCCTTCTCATTCATATGAGCCTCTAATATATATCCATCTAAAGGATTAATTACAGAGATAGCTCTATATATCTTACGACTCATTGTTTTTACTTTCTTTTTTTCAGATGCTGTTGAATCAATACCTAATGTAGTGTACATATAAGCATCTTCCATTAGTAGTTCATCAACCTTTCTTTTAATAGACCAAGTTTTATAACTTTGTATCTTTCTAATTTTTTCTTCTGTAATCATATTATTTTTTATAAAAATATAAATTCTTAAAGAATTATTTATAATAGTAAATAGTTAAATTCCCACTACCCACCAAAGTTACTTCGTTTTTTTTAAAAAATCAATAATTTTAAAAAGTAAGT